CTGACAATTCTTAATAGTCTCTCGCCATACTTTAATTCTTTTGTCGGCAAATTTCTGTTTATTAATAAACTCTTCAAATTCAGGAAATAGAATTTCTTTTCCTTCTCTAAATCTATCAATGATAGTCATACTCTCAAACAGTCTTTCGGTACTTTCTCTACCATGCATTTTAATAACATCAATGTAAGTTAGTAATCTATCCCACTCTTCTTTCCAAGGTGGAAAGTTTGCGATACGCCATTGATATGCTGGGTCTTGTTCTTCCCATTTAGGACATGAGAAGTAACTAATTTTAGTTTTGAAATATGTTGGTTCTAAACCCGATTTTCTTGTATTGTTATATAAAAAGTGTTCGTCTTGTACTGGACAATTACCCCAACAACCCTCGTTTGCAAGTAAACTAATCTTTACATCTACACCAAGTTTAGTCTTACAATGTTCTTTGACCTTTGCTAATGATTTTAGAAAGTCCTCATTACGCATTAAATCTCTATCTAAGTTGATATAATTAAAACCAGCCTCTACTTGTTTTACTATCTCATTAGCTCTTTGTGTATTTCTGAGAATAGTATTCTTTACAAGTACGTCTGGATATGCACGTTGGAACTTACCAGACAGCATCCAAAGAGTATGTGGTATAGTTACGATACGAATACCCTTGTCATAAAGAGTCTTAAAATTCTTTATGAATAAGTCTAAGTTTGCGTCTGTTGGTGGTACTTCTATGTTATTGAATGTGGCAGATAAAGGAATACCTGTCTCTTTAGGAATAATATAAGCATTATCGGAAATTAAATCAGTTTCAATTTTAGGAAATATATCTCCCATGGCGTCTTGTTCAAAAGGTGCCATTCTTGATGTGTAATAAACATCATAGATATATTTTTTATTTCGTTTGAGAAACTCCAGAAAAGTATCAAACTGTTCCGGAGTTAGTTTTGGATTTAGTGGTATACTAAACATAATATAATACTCATTTCAAAACCCACTAACGTGGGCTGTTAATTAAAAACTAATAATAGTCGGTGCGTCAGCGAGACTTGGCTCATCTGTTGCTTGTGCTGTTGATACAGCTGAGATACCTTTACTGTGTCTCCATCTATGTAACTCTGCAATTGTTGTACATGCGTCAACTTCATCTTCTAAGTCTTTTTGTTCACCTAGTAAAGTTGCTACTGCACTATTATATGCTGTAACTTTCGCATTAATTTTTGATACTAATGCTGATACTGTTAAACCTCTTGCTGTTGCTAAAGTAGAAAGTGTCGGTGTTGAAGCAGTATTATCTGCTGTCCACGCCTCTGCTTCTGCTTGTTGCACTGACCAAGATTGTTTTTCTAATGCACTTGCTTGAGTTAATCCCAACCAATGTTGATTGTATCTGTCTCTAATAATTCTTTTGAATACTACCTTATTGAATAAAACTGCTTGTGCTATGTCATCACTATCTAATGTATATACTGTTTTAGAAGCTTCACCGGAACCTACTATTTGAGGAAATTCATCTCCCACTGTAGTATCTGGTTTGATTGAAATTGTTCCATCATATGCGTCTGCAAACAAAACACCTTTAGCAGTTGAATAAGGAATAATTTCTGCATGTATATGGTCCAACTCAACTCTTAAATCTTGCATGTCGTCTGTGATAACACCAACGCCATAATTACAGTAATTGTGATAATCTGTAATCCAGCCTGGTTTTTGTTCTATAGAATTTTTTTTAAATAAAACGTATTGATTTGCCATTTGCTATTCCTATTTTTCTGTTGTCCACTCACCACTTGGTGGCGAAGTTTGTTCATCATTGTTATACTTATTATTTATAAGACTATTATTGTCTGGTTGGTGGTTTTCTTCTATATTTTTAAGTAGATTAGGGTCTGTAACGCCTTCCGCCATACCAATACTCTTTAATGCTTTTTGTCTCACTTCATTTACATAACCAATACGCAAATCACTTACTGCTTGATTTGTCAATTGATTCATATTAATATCAAATCTTACTGTATAATCAGTAGCAATCTTTAATATTTCTTTTTGTTGTGTTGGTGGTAACATAGCGATTGCGTCAATGTTTCCTGTACCAATCTTGCCATATGCTAACATTTCTGTCATACACTGTTTGGCCATTCTTAAAGTCCAATACTCAGACTCTAGTTTTTCTTCTAATTCTTTGTTACCAAAGACATCCATAATAGGTGTACCATCTTCTAGTTTACCTTCAGGACTTTCATTTAATTCTCGGATTAACTCCAAAACATCATCTTTTTCTCTAAGAGCTTGTTTTTGTTGTTCTCTATATTTCTTACAGTCTTTACGAATGTTCAATAAATCCAATTCAATATAACGTGCTTCCAATTCATCTACTTTTGAGTCGGTTGCTCTTTTATATTTTTTCTCTTCAATTAGTAATTCAATTTCTTTTTTCTCTAATTCCCATTCACAATGTAAAAACGAATCTTGTTTTACTCTTAATTCAATTAGGTATTGGTGCATCCTTTTATATGGAGTAAGCATAGAACCGCCTACAAAATGTTCCATTTTAAATTTAGGATTGTGATGACTTACTTCACCATTGGCATATTCAATAATAGCCGTGTCGTTACTCATGTCAATTCTTTTACTCATAGTATCTCCTTAATATAATGTACTATTATTTATACGTTTTAAATTAACCTCTCCAGGCACAGTGACCTGAACTTTGACCTGCATTAGCAGTAGGACTTAATCCTGAAACAGTAGTACCTGTATCTGTAGCATAATACATTTTATGGTTTTCATTGTTCTGAGCGCCATCATAGTTACCAATCATATACTGCCAGTCTTGCCCTTGTCCGTAATTTTCTTCACCCATGTTTTGCTCAATTTTACCAATAGTACCAATGTTACTATCAGTAGTTAAATTCCATCTTCTCCAGTTATAACCACCGTTGTAATTTCCTTCATTACCACAGTAACCAATTCTATTTTTAGAGTTGATACCTTTTTGTTGTCCGTGAGCAGACCAATGAGTTGTTGCAGTGTGTGAAAAAGAATAGTAATTAATTTTACAACCAGTACCATCGTCCCAATGATAACCATTATCTTTATCAGCAAATGCTGAACCAGTAGATGTTAAGTTACCACCAAACTGTGTGAATTTTGTTTCTGTTACAAGATTAAACACCTCAAAGTTAGTTGAACCTGCGCCTGTTTGAAATGCTAAGTCTAATTCTTTTTGAGAAGAAGATAAATCTTGTCTTGAATTATACAAGTCGTAGTTACTATTATGTGACTTACCTGTATCAGTGAACATGTGAATTGCTGATGTTCTTGTTGAAGCAGTTGAGTTTGCGTTATCTGTAGGTGTAGACCATAAGAAAAATGTAGTAGCGCTATTTGCTCCAGCAATATAAGAACCTGCATGGTCAGCAAGAGTACCTAAGTTTGTAGTTTGGTCTGTACTATGTAAACTTCTATGTACTTGTCTCCAAGGAGAACCATCTTTATAACCACCACCAGTATAAGTTAAGGCAATAATTTGTCTGTATCTCCACTGAGCAGCCGCTGAAGTCCTGTCTCTAAAACCTTGTGTACCATAACTTCCGTACCCTCCATTATATTCATGTGCTTTGGAGAAATTGTAATTTCCATCGTGAAAATAAACCATAGCAGAAGCAGCTGATTGTGCATTACTATTAGATTGACTTTTATTACCACCGCCGTGACTGTACTGACTGTATGCGTTACTAGGACCTGAGTTGGTGTCTCTAACACCTTGTCCGCCACCGCCACCATGAATTTCAGTGGTATAATTTACTACGTTAGGATAAGTATGATGTGCTTGTGTAGAAGTTGTATTAACACCTGACCCATGAGGAATGTAACCATCATTGTGTGTCAATGACAAGATTTCTCGCATATCAAATAGTCCAGAGTGAGGCGCATAGCCGTCCGTACCATCTGTTCTATGAACATTTGATAATTTTCTATGCCACGTTGAGAATATATGGCTTCCAAGCATGGAACCATTAAGTCTTCGTGATGATTTTCTTCCGTAAATTGGACCTGTAGCCATTTTCTAAACTTCTCCTATAAATTTTTTGTTAAGTAATATATTACGAGATAATTTCGTAAGATACAACCCAATCAAGTCTACTGGATGTAGCTGCACCACCTCTAATTTGGTCGCCTTCTTCCAGATAGAAACTAGAGTTTTTATCTGTTACGAAAACCACTGTATTAGCGGGACAGTTAACATTGTAGGCTATAAATCTATCAGTAGAACCATTATAAAATGCTATTCTAAATGTTGTGTCTGAGCCAGCCTTATTAGTAATTGTTACATTATTAATTTTGTAAGACTTTCCAGAAGCGCCAGCATTTGTTACTAGTGAAGTTGTATATGTTGTATTCAACTCACCAGAATCAGTTTTACCATTAATGGTTGCTACGTTTACTATATTTGGTATTGCCATGTTTTATTTCCTCTGCTTATATTTATTGTTAACCAAAAACGATTGCCATTGCAATCCCTTTACCTGTTGAGAATCCGTTTGTATCTACATACGTCTTCACGGCTTGCTCAGTCGGTACGGCTGTATCAGAGTTACCTGACAAAGTACCGTCTGTACTAAACTCATTAATTGTTGCACCGATTTGAGCACCAATAGAACCAAGTTGTAATTCAGTCAAACCAGAAAGGTCAAATGCGTCTGCGTTAAGCGTAGCAGTACCTGTTGCCTGGTCAATTTTAAACTGTGAACCAACTCTAAAGTTACCTAAGTGGTCAGTAGAAGTGTAGTACACACGACCACCGTTTGCTTCAACTGTTTCTCTTGATTGGTCATAAGGTTGCGTTGCACCTACACTGTTTGGATAGTTGGTGTCTGCGAAAGAACCAGTACCAATTGATAGGAAGTCGTGACCTGTTAGACGAATGTTTGAGAATAGTTTTGTTACATCAGCTTCTGTGTTATCAGGAACTGGTACTGTTCTTTCAGGAGTGATTGCAACTAAAGCTCGTTTGTTAGTTGTATCTTCTTCTGTTGAAGCCGTTACACGATAAAATTGTGAATCACCAGCAAACTGGAAGTTTTGTCCAACTCCTAATGCGGCCGCAGTTGCTAAGAAAGTAGATGTACTGTCAACATGGAAAAGATATCCTGTTTGACCTGTAACAACTAACTTAGGTGTAATTGTTCCGGCAGAACCGTATGCTGTAAATGATGAACTGTCTACGTTTGTTACAACAGTAGGGTCATCACTTGATGATAAACTAAATGTGTTTGTTGCTGTGTTTTGTACATAGTAAGTATTGCCATTTAATTCTGTCATACCAACTACGCCACTAATAACAATTTTAGTACCGTTTTGTAATCCGTGTCCGTTAGATGTAACTACTGCTGGGTTAGCAGCCGTAACACCCGTAATTGTTGCTGTTGCGCCGTCAACTAAGTCAAGCGCTGCTTTTGTTGTCACAAAGTTATATGAACTTGAACCTGTTACGTTAACTGTTTCATTAGGTAGGAATGTGCCTGATAAGTTTTCAAATTTAAGTTTGAAAGTTGAAGCAACATGTCCTAATAGAGTAGCAGTTGCACCCGAAGTAGCACCTGTTAAAATGTCGCCAGCTGCTGGTGCAGCCGAGGCGATATTACCTGATAATTTAACGTATTTAATTTGTGAACCTCTTGCTTGAACTTCACCTGGAGATTCTGTTGAAGTAACACCGTCTGCATGAGCACCATATTCTCCGTATGCATTTGAACAGTTAAGCGTTCTAAGAGTACCACCTGTTGTAGCTCTGAAACCATATTCACAGTAGTAAGTAAATACTGATACTAACTCGGCACGACCACCGTTAGTCGCATGACATCCAGTACCGTCTGAGTTAATCTGTGTAAAGTCATTGGCAACCATTGATTTGTTACCTGTAGCTTGTGCAAATCCGTCAATCAACATACCAGTTGTACCTGTGTTTAATGAAGTACAGTTGTGTATATATGGCGAAGCAGTTGTAATTGCACCACTAGGGTCAAGTGAAACTACTGAAGCGCCTGTTGTCATTCCTTGGAATGTCATAAATGAAATGTATGTACTGTTGTTAACAAGTAACATTGAACATGCGTTATTTTGATGTAACGTTGCAACTTGACAAGTTAAGTTAGCACCACCACCGTTACCTAAAACTGTGTCTGCAATTGTGATAACTTCGTTATCTGCATAATTAGCACCACCGTAAGTTACTGTAATGGAAGTAATTGCTCCGCCAGCAGCTACTACGACTGTTACTTTTAATCCTGTTCCTGTGCCGGCAGAAGTTGTAGCAACATTTGTATATGTTCCTGCTGTTCTACTTGCGTCTGTAGCCCCGAAAGTATCTACTGTTGCGACAGAAGTTGAAATACCATCTGCTGGTTCAATTCTAGTACCTCTTAATGAGTCACCGAATAATGTTGTACCATTTGGAATAATGATTGGAAATTGTTCTTCGTAAGTACCACCTTGCATACGAATTGTATCACCTGATTGTACCGTTTCTACTTCAAATGTTACATCTGTTGCACCACCAATAGTTGAACCTGCGATTGTAGCAGTATTACCTTCTGACCAACCTGTACCATTTTGTACGATTGTAACAAGAGCAATTGAAGAACCGTCTGTTACAACGTCTGCTGTAGCCCCTGATGATGAACCACCTGTAATTGCAACGTTTCTGTATGTGTTTGGAGTACCACCTGTACCACCTGCAATTCCTGATATTTGAGAAATACCATTTGTCTGAGCAGTTGAAGCTGCCTTTTTCAAAGTTTTGAAAGGTAGTGATTCTGTTCCTGGATTTGTATCTGAACCTGAAGGAGCAACGTAAATTTCGTTAGACGCCGTAGGTGTTTGATACTCTAATTGGTTTCCGTTAGCACTTACAACAAGTCTGTCACCAGCACGACCAATGGCTAATCTAGTTGCGCCAACGGCGTCCCTAATAATTAAGTCACCTTGTGTGGTTAAAATTCCTGCTGGGTCACCTTGTGTAAACAGTTTCCAATAACCACTGTCACCACCAACTACTGGCGTTTGACCGTTGTTATCAACTACTGCTAAATATGAACTGTTTAAGTAAAGAACTGATTCGCCAACTTTGTATGCTGTGTTTACATCCCAAACACCTTGAAGTGAAATACCTTCAACTAATAAGTCAAAGTGTGATGAACTTGTTGGTAATTGTGAACCTGCTGTTAATCCGTCTGCTTTACATACGTATGTGTTACCACCGTACTTAACAACATCTCCAGTTTTATAGGCAGTTGAGGCAGAATAAGTACCTTGTAACTTGAAACCTGTTGTTAAAGCTTCCCACTCAGAACTTGCGTCTGTAGGAACTACGTTTAAATTTTGCGATTGTGCAAGATAAGTGTAACCACCATAATTTACAATGTCACCAGATTGATACTGAGTAGAAGCAGACCATGTGTCTTCAAACTCTAAACCTGGAACATAGATGTTAAATTTAGTTTCGTCTAATGTTGTTGAACTTGTGTGAGCACCTGTACATATCCATAGACTTGCTCCGTATTTTACTACGTCATCTACTTTATAGTATGTGCTGTTTGCAAAATTACCTTTGTAATCTTGTCCTGACACCATTTTTTCCCAACGAACCGGACTAGCGGTTAAGTCAGCTTCAAAAGTGCTTTGTGATGTATGGTTAAATTTACATACGAATGTATTACCACCGTATTTAACAACGTCATCAACAATGAATGCTGTTGAGGTTGCCCAATCACCTTTCCATACGAATTTTAGTCTACCTAATACAAAATCTGCCATTTGTTATCCTTTAATTTTTTACTCCGTCCAGTTTCTTGTTTGTCCAGCTGAACCTGCGTTATATGTAAAATCTGCAAAATATCTTGCTACTAAAAATCCATCAGAATTCATGTAGTATGTCAATTTGTTTCCATCAAATCTTGCACCATCATATTTTCTACCCCCTGGTGTTCTTCTGTCGTCTAACTCTTCAGCAGAACCTCTGATATATGCATTTGCTGTACCAGCATTTGCGTCATCAATACCATTGTAGGGTACACCGTAATCGGCCAATGAAACTGATTCACCACCAGATAATAAAACTTTAGTATAAGTTAATACACCATCATTTGTTCCTTCTCGTTCTACTCTTAGACCGTGAAAGGCTGCTTGGTCAGAACCAAAAATTGAAGTATCATTTTTCTTTGCAATTAAATAACTCATTTTTTTATTCTTCCCTCTTACGTATTATTTATAATAGTTTATACAGTTACTTCCAAAATACTTGCAAAACACTCGACATCCGGAGTTGAACTGTCTGAGTTTAATTCTGCAACTATTCTTAAAATATCGTTTTGTTCCATATTAATAGGTTTATCCAACATCAAAGTGTTTTCAGGTTCAATAATTAGAGACTTTCCTATGTGATAGAACGTACTACCACCATCTGTAGTCACCTTAACATCTACGTTTGCATAGTTTGTTGGGTGTTTATTAGAAATATATACAGCATGAATAACGGCACCACCATTGGTACCTGCTGTGTAAACATTCGCTGCTGTATTATCAGTCACCGACACTGCTCTTCCTGCGTTTTTAAATGAACTAGCCATATATTATATTATCCTCCAAACACTATAGCATAAGCGAGAGCGTCACCCTCACCAACCAATGCGTCACCCGTTGATGTTCCGTCTGTTGTTAAATTACCAGTTGTAATTATTGTACCCGATACGTTAGGTAAACTAATCACTCGGTCAGACGTTGGCTCTAAAGCCGTTAAATTTGTTTCAAATGCGTTTGCAAGGTTACCTTCAAAAACTAAGTCAGAACCATTTAAGATAATGTCTTGGTTGGTGATATTACCGTTTGCTGTAACGTCATTTAGAATGGCACTACCAGCACCACCCATTTCTTTTACTACACCGCCTACTGTCTTGGAATAAAACTTACCATCTGCAAGGTTCATTGCCAATTCGCCGACCTGTAAATCTCCTACAGCAGGAACACTTAAACTTGTACTACTAACTTTTGGTTTTAATACTGTTGCCATACTTAGTATGTTCCGCCGTCAATTTGTGTAACAGTTACAACACCTGAAGTTACAGTGAAGTTATCTGAATGAAAAGAAGCAACACCTTTATTTGATGTACTTGCTAACTCACCAACAATCTGAATTGTATTACCACTTGCGACTGTATTGATACCTTCGCCAGCAAGAAACTCTAATGTTCCACCTAGTTGAACGTTACCTTGTGTTGAACTTTCATCTGTAAAGTATAAAGGGTCAGCAAGTTTAGAACTTGCAATTGAACCTGCTAACATAGCGTTTGTAATACCTAATGCTTTAACTCTTAATGCGTCTGCGTTAACTTCAATTGAAGAGTTGTCTGTATTAACATCAAGTCTGTTACCAGCTTTAACGATTGCGTCTCCAGCGTCAATTTGCCCAGCACCTGAGAACTGTGATACAGGTAATTCTGTTGTACCTAATGTAGGTTGTCCTACGTGAGTAAATACAAAACCGTTTCCGCCGTTTGCTGTTCCTGATTCTACGAAGACAAATGAACCACCCGTAAGCTCTGCTGGTTGGTCTGTGTCTGCTGCTCTGGTTAATACCCAATTAGTTGAGACTGAACCGATTTGAGTAACAGTATAAACACCGTTTCTCTCTCTGTTTCCAACTGTCTCATCTTTGACTAAAATTCTGTTGCCGCCAGCAAGTGTAATACCGTCCATTACTAATGCAGCTTGTGTTCCTGAATTTGTTAATGTTGCACCAACTCCAGCAGTACCGTTTGAGTATGTTGCTGTTAAGTTTACTGTTGTAGCAACTAGAACTGAGTCTTTAACATCTAATCCTGTTGCAACTTCATCAACATATGCTTTTGTTGTTAGTGAGTCTGAATCAAAACCCGCTCTATCCTTATATGCACTTGGAACTCTAACAGTACCCGTACCATGTGGAGATAAAACGATATCCTTATTACTTGCTATTGTAGATATTGTTTGACCGTTTGTCGTAATATCATCAACGACTAATGAAGTTAACCCACCAATATCTGTAGTAGTTGCACCTAGTGTTAATGTAGAGTTACCTAATACAAGAGTAGGATTTTCTAAATTAGCATTTGATATTCCAGCTGAACCTGATAAGTTTGAATTTATTAAACCTGTTGCATTGATTGTAACTAAGTTGTCTGTAACAACCGCTTCAAGACCAGTACCGCCAGCAAACGTTAATGTTTCTGCCGTATTATATGTGTCTGTTCCTGTATCACCTGCTAAATCAATAAATTGGTTTACAGTTGCAAAATCTAAATTACCAGCACCATCTGTTTTTAAGAATTGTCCTGCACCACCATCACCGTCTGGTAATGTGAATGTTGTAGTGGCCGTTACTGCGTTAGGAGCTTTAAGGGCAATAAAGTTTGAACCGTTGTTAGTTCCTTCGTTGATTTTTATAGTACCACCAACAGTTGCTGAATTACCAACAATGAACTGGTCTACTGCACTGTTTGAGTCAGCAATTAAGGCTGAGTTAGCAGTTAGTGTTCCTTGAACGTGGTCTAAAATTGATGTAAAATACTTACCACCGATAATATCAATACTTACTGCGTCACCGTTACCATCAACTGAACCAGTACCTAAAAATATTCTATCACCGTTATTGGCTTGAGTACCTGAACCGTAGGTGTAAGCTAATTCACCTTGTTTAAGAGTAGCTGGGGTAGTAGTACCCGAACTTCTTTTGATTTGAATTATTGTTGCCATATCTTATTTAAAAACTCCCACAGTTAAATAACAGCGTTCCCGTTGTCGTAACAATTTCTGTTCTTGTTACAAATTTACCATCGCTTGCTCTATATTGTAGTAACGCACCATCATTCAGTGTCGTTGAATCTACATCACCCAACTGTTTTAATTGTAAGGAACTGTTGGCTGCTGCCTGAGCCGATGGCAAAGTAACTGATACTTTTTCTGGACCCGCTGATGTGTTAACGTTAATTCTTGCTGTAATATCAGGCATTAATGCTCCCTCTTTGTACTATTTATAATGATAAGGAGTTGTATTATACTGAAACTGATGGACGGACTGTAATTATACCTTCAATAACTCTGGTAACGTTTCCGCTACTAGTTTGTGTAATTTCTAAATCGTAAACATATCGAGTATCATCTAAGGCCTCAGTCTGAGTTTTAGATAATAGTAAAGAAACCACACCAGTTGTAGCGTCTGCGGCTACTGTTGCTGTGAAAGATACTCTAGTATTAACACTATTGTATCCTTTAGCTAATTTGGCCTCTGCTGTATAACCAGTTAAATCAAAAGGACTTCCATTAGCGTCTGCGACTGTTACATCTGAACTAAAGGTTGCGCCTTGGTCTACTGATAAGTTAGCTATTGCTGCCATATGTTTCTACTCTTCCGTTTTTTCTGCTGATTGAAAACCACCACTTTCAGTCTTCAACAACTCTACAATTTTGTCATTATAATATTTAGTCAATACGTCTGTCTTTTCCATCTCAATCATAAGTCTTGTCTTACTTATGACAACCTCTTGTCTTGCTGTGATATAATTTCTCAATTCAGAACTGAATTTCGCCTCATCATACTCTTTTCCATCTATTGTAATCATAATCTATTCTCCTATAATGGTACTATTTATACACATAAATATAACGAAAAGGAGAAACTTATGATATCACTTAAATTAATGTACAAAAATGTGACCAATCCAGACCAAACTTTCGAAACCGTTAGTGAATTTTTTAAAGATGAAAATGCTGGTGTAGATGATAAAAGCGCTTTGTCTGCCCACATTGCTAATGATAATAAATATCAGGATTCGAAAGAAGCTACCTTATTATCAGATAAGAAAACTGTTCTAATGACCAGAGATTTTGAAGACGAAGAAACAGCAGAGAAATGGCTTGAAGAAAGAGCTAAATTACCTACTATAGATAAGAACTTAAAAGAGGAACGAATGACCTTTTAATGAAGTATTGTAAAAAATATAATTTTTCTTGGCCGAAAAGCGAGATTGTCAAATCGTGTTTAGAGGCAAAGTACCATAGAGGTGTTGACCGACATGGTATACAATGGCCAGTTGATGAAGCTCCAGTACCTACAACTTCTTGGAGTGAAGCATTGTGTAATTTTACACAAACCCCAATCAGTCAAATGAAATTTTCCAAGGTACATTGGGGAGGTCTTCCTATACATAGAGACCATAGTAAATTATGTTCATTAAACTTTCCACTTGTAGGTGATTTTAGTAAAAGCTCAATAATATTTGTTGACGATTTTAATGAACCTATTGAAGAAATAAGTGGTGAAGAATGTTACCTAATTAATACAAGACAATT